GCCAAGGGATTGCGAAACCACCAGAAATCAAAGCCAAAACTAAAAACAAAGAATTAAAAAAGAAAAAGAAAAGAGATTCTAGCTACTGGTAATTTAAGGATGAATTTTGAGTAAAAAAACCTATGAAAGCCCATACACTTTTGAAGATCTTCGCAGATTAGAACTTGCTATTGCCGAAGGTGTTAGAGAAGTTCAATACAACGACAAGAAAGTTGTATACCGATCAATGAACGATATGCTTAAAGCAGTCGAATACATGCAAAATAGACTTGGATTAAAGAAGAGCAAGGGCCTTAACTCTGGAATGTTTGGAGGAAAAAGGCTAACAATGAGACCAAGTAAAGGGCTTGACAAGTCTAGGGGCTCAAAAGAGCATGGAGAAAGTAAGTTTGATAGGAACGAGGATTAATTAATTGGCTAAAAAAGAAAAAACATTTTTCGGAAAACTTTTTTCTAAAAAGAAAATAGAGAGAAAGTATCAAGCCGCCTCAAAATCAAGAAGACTGAGCTCATGGTTCGCACCAAGTACGAGCGCAAACACTGAAATTTTTAGCTCACTTGAAATTTTAAGAAACAGAGCAAGAGACTTAAGAAGAAATAACCCATTGGCTGCAAAAGGCATAATGGTAATCTCTTCAAATGTAGTTGGTGGTGGAATAAAAACAAAGTTTGATGGTGCGGGTGCTGAGAAAATTCAAGAAGCTTGGAATAAATGGGCCGAGTCAACTGATTGCGACTTTAACGAACAACTAAACTTTTACGGACTTCAAAAAACTGTAATGGAGGGTGTTGTTGAGAGTGGTGAGATCTTAGCACGAAAAAGAGTTAGTCGAGACTTCGATTTTCCAATGCAGGTTCAATTATTAGAGTCCGATTTCATCGCACAAGAAGTTGCAGCTCCCGACAGAGAGGGAAATTTTATAAACAATGGGATTGAATTTGATAAAGATGGTAGAGTTCAATCTTACCATATTTATGAAACTCACCCTGGCGACTGGTCAACAATTGGCTTTGGTAAAAATGGATTAATGAAAGGTATTTCAACTAATTCAATCTCTAAAGACGAGATTTATCACACCTTTAGACCAGATAGGCCTGGCCAAGTAAGGGGAATCACATGGTTAGCTCCTTCAATTATTCGACTTCGTGATGTTGACGAATTTCTTGATGCTACAATTATGAAGCAAAAAGTTGCAGCTTGTTTCGCTGGTTTCGTTGTAAATCAAAATGTCGAAGTCGATGACCTTAATGATTTTGATGATACTGATGTTATGGAACGAATTGAGCCGGGGGTTATCGAAAGTCTTCCCGCTGGAAAAGATATTAAGTTTGCAAATCCACCGAGCATGGAGGATTTCAAAGAATTTAATTCAGTAATGGTTCACTCAATCGCCTCGGGTCTTGGGATAACTTACGAATCAATAACAGGTGATCTTTCTGAAGTTAATTTTTCCTCTGGCCGTATGGGCTGGATTGAAATGGGTAGAAATATAGATTCTTGGCGACAACACGTTATGATTAATATGTTTATTGAGCGAGTCGTAAAAGATTTTATCAAAACTTACGAGCTAACAAATAATGCAAACTTAAGAAATATCAGTTGGAGACATATCTCACCAAGAAGAGAAATGATTGACCCAAGTAAAGAAATAAACGGAATTTTAAAATCAGTTAGAGCTGGATTTACTTCTTTGAGTGAAGAAATAACAGCAATGGGAAGAGACCCTGATAAGATTTTAGCTCAGATTGAGAAAGATAATAAGATTTTAGATGACAAGAAAATAATTCTTGATAGTGACCCGAGAAACGTAACTTTTGCAGGGATACTTCAAGCAGAAAACGAGGTGAGTAATGAAGACAATTAAATTACCAAAAAGTATGATTGGCGCTCGAATGATGCCGAAAACTTACAATGAGGAATCTAATACAGTTGACGTTGTATGGACTACAGGTGCGGCCGTTAAAAGATTTGATTGGTTTTCAGGTGAATACTACTTTGAAGAATTAGCAATGGCTAAAAGTAACGTAAGAATGGAAAGGCTTGAAGCCGGTGCTCCTGTTTTAAATTCACATGACCAAGAAGGCTTGAATAAAGTTATTGGTGTTGTTGAAAAAGCATCTTTAAAAGGAGACGAGGGAATAGCAACTCTTAGGCTTTCATCAAGAAGCGAAGTTGCTGGAATAGTAAGAGATATTAAAGATGGAATTCTAAGAAATATTTCAGTTGGTTATAAAATCCATAAAGTTGAAGAAATTAAAAAGAAAGGTGACGACCTTATGACTTATAGAGTTGTAGACTGGGAGCCGCTCGAGGTTTCTTTCGTTGCAGTTCCAGCAGACCCAAAAGCACAGGTAAGAAGTGAAAAAGATAAAATGCAGTCGTTTGACTGTGAAGTAATAACGTCTAACAAAGGAGAGGTTTCAATGAAGAAAAAAGAAAACCTTGAAGTTAGAAGCGAAGAAGTTGAGTCAAACGAAGAGCAAGAAATTGTTGAAGAGGTTGAAAGAACTGAAGAAGCTCCTAGCGAAGAGGAAGTAAAAGAAGAGGAAGAAGTTGCAACTGAAGAAGTTGAGGCTGAAGCCAAGGAAGAAGACAGAGGGGAAGATTTAGTTGTTGCTGAAAGGTCACGAGTAAGTGAAATTCTAACTCTTAAGAAAAAGCATAATCTAAGCGAAGACGAAGCTACTAGATTTATTAACGATGGTAAAAGCATTTCAGAAGTTAATGAAACTATTTTAGCGGGTTTAGAGAAAAGAGATAATGAAACAAAAACTAATAACGTGATGGAGATTAAAGTTATGGAAAACAAGCAAGCAAGAAAAGAAGCTTTTGTAAGAGGGATGCTTCACAGATCAAATCCTTCAATTAACAAGATTCAAGAAGGAGACAACGAGTTTGTTCTTTCACCACTTGAAGCAGCTAGAAAATACTTGGCCCTAGAAATTGGTGCTGAGCGAGTTTTAGGAATGAGCAAAAGTGATCTTGCTACAAGAGCTTTACATCATACAAGTGACTTTGCTGATATCCTTAAGGATTCTTGCAACAAGTCTTTAATGATGGGTTATAACGAAGCAAACGCAACTTACCAAGAGTTCGTAAGAAACAGAAGCGTTTCTGATTTTAAAGACATTAACTCTTCAAGGTTAGTTAATGGTGGATTACTTGAAAAAGTTAATGAGCATGGCGAGTACAAAAGAGACACTATTGATGAAGATGCTGAGAAGTATAAATTAGAAACTTACGGAAAAGTAATTGGTGCAACAAGAAGACTTTTAATCAACGATGATCTTGATGCTTTTACTGCTATTCCTCAAATGTTAGGTTCACAAGTTGCTAGAACTGAAAACAGAGTTTTTTGGGATCTTTTTGCTACTCCTCAAGTTATGAGTGATGGCGTTGCTCTTTATCATGCAACTCATGGTAACTTAAGCACTGTTACAGGTGGAATTACAGAAGCTACTTTAAAAGACTTTTTACTTCTTGCTCGTAAGCAAAAAGAGGGTGATAAGTATTTAAACATTCTTCTTAAAACTTTAGTTGTTTCTCCTGAAAGAGAAGTTGAAGCTCTTAAATTTCTTAAAACAATCACTCCTGATAGTGTTGGGAATGTTAATGTTTTCAGTGAGTCTTTAAATAAAGTTTTAGTTGAGCCTATCCTAAGCGAGTACAGCACAACTGCATTCTATGCAACTGGTTCACAAGATCAAGGGCCAATGGCTGAAAAAGCAACTCTTAATGGACAAGGGCCAGAAATCTTCACAAGAGAGAACTGGGACATTGACGGAATGGAGGTTAAAATTAGATATGACTTTGGTATGAGAATTACTGACCATAGACAATTTTACAAAAACGAAGGTAACTAAAAACCAAATAAATAAGGAGATTAAATTATGAAAAATTTTGTACACCCAGGCCAGGTTATTGACATTACAGCTACAACTGCCATTGAAAGCGGGAAAGCTTACAAGGTTGGAGAGTTTATTGGAGTGGCCACAGGGGCTCTTTCAGCTGAACAAGTTGCATCGGGAGAAAATGAATACGGACTAGCTCTTGGTGGGGTTTATAAGTTTAATGACGAAGATTCCGTTGCGGCAACTCAAGGTCTTTTAGTTGGATATGATTCAGCTAATAATAAGTTAGTTGCTTCGGGCGCTGGCGACTTCAATGTTGGCCACGTTACTAAGGTTACAACTGGTGGAATTGCTCACGTTCTTTTAATCGGTGGTGGAGAAGCTTCAGGTTACTAGGAATTTAATAGAGGGTTAACACCCTCTGTTTTTTAAAAAACTATGGTCGATTTCAGAAAAAGAACTGATGATATTTTAAAGATGAGCACTCGAGTGTTTGGAGAAGAAGTTACTTTTTATCCTTCCTCGGGTGGTGTCTACAACATCAAAGGAATTTTTGATAACGCTTATCAAGCGGTTGACCCTGAAACACAAGAAGTTATTAGCTCCAATCAAGCAACGATTGGAGTTAATTTAAACGACATACCTAATAATGAAATATTAAAGGGTGATCAATTTAAAGTAAGAGATTCTCTCTATAGAACGATAGACTCTCAAGAAGATGGTCAAGGTGGAACGACTGTTTTAATCCAGAAAATTAGGGAAGATGAGAAAATTAATATTAGAAAATATCCAAGAAGCTTTGACCGATAAGGTTGTAGCTAAGGAATACATTTTTGTTAACAGGGGTGCTCAAGCAGAAATTGAAGAGCTTCCTGTAGTTAATATTAATTCAGTTTCTGAAAACACTTCTGTTTTCAACGAAAGCCCTAGGACATACAGAAGACTTTTGATTTTAAATGTTGAATGCATAACCACAGGCTCAAACTTCAAAGAGTCAGATGCTATTTTAGAATCAATGGTAAAAACAACTGAGCAGATAATTGAGTCCAACGAGTACTTAAACGGACTAGAAAGAACTACAATCTTAAATGACATTGATTACGACTTTTCAAGCGAAGGTCAATCACCAATTGCAGCGGCCGTTCTTACTTACAACTGTGAGTTTATAGAATCAGCACAAGACTTTGATAAGGTTGCTTATGATGCCTTGATTAGTGTTAACTCCGATTGGAAAATAAAAGATAATACAACTGAAGACGAAATAGACGCAACTGACATTGTTGATAACTTAAATAAATAAGGGGAATAAGAAATGAGTGTAAAAATTAAGGTTAAGCCCTGTAAAGGATTTAGCCCTAAAAAGCCCGATGGTTCAAAGCTTGCAAAAGAAGGTGAGTTTGTTGTTCCAAGTACTTTTTGGGGGAGAAGAATTAGATTTGGTGAGGTGGAAATCTGTGAAGAAAAAAAAGAAAATAAACTTATCAAAGCCGCTCCGAAAAAAGAGCCTAAAAAAGAAGTTAAAAAGAAAGAAGTAAAAAAAGAAACTAAGGCAATAAAGCCAAAGACTAAAAAAAAGGAGTCTAGAAAATGACA